TTTGCACTCATTATCTCCGTCTGATTTTTCAAATAAACAAAAGGCCAAGTTTTTAATGCCAACATCTATACTTAGAATCTTCATATTCTATTACACTAATAGAATATAAAAAAGCATTGTTTAAGTCTATTTTAACTTATTAAATGTGGTTTGCGCCTAAATTTCATGTTTTCAAAGGCGTAAAAAGTTTTGCAGAAATTTATAATTCATTTTTTGCTGGAGAAAAATCTAATTGGTTTAATTATAGTTTAAAATAAACTAAATTTAGACTATATATCGCGGAATGAATAATATAAATAATTATCCATTTTTAGGAACAAATTCTTTATTATCAAACATGTTAAAAATTCTTATTGATTGCAGTAATAATTTTAAAATCAGTATTTATTCTGATGCTTCTGGTATAAATTTTGCCATAGATACTTCTGGAAATAAAATTTATGACAAATTTGTATATTCTGAAATTTATATTCCCGATGAATATATTAACATTACATTTAATGACGGCAACTATATAAAATTGCATGAGACAGATAAATATTGGTACACCATTTGTGCAAAAAGAGATATGTTAGAGTATTTTGATTTGTCTTATTGTTTACCAACAACATTAATTAATAGTTTCACGTTTGGAAACGAAGTCAATAAATTTCTTAATGTTAATCAAGATGTTTCTGCAAATAGTTTTGATTATCGATTTTATTATAACAGTAGTTATTTTTCAAATATAAATCATAAAAATATTAATATCTATACAGATTCTTTGGGGATTATTCACGCAAAAGACAATTATAATTTTCCTATTAAAAATAGATTTTTAAAAAATATTACCTATAGAGATAAGTTTTTGACGGTTGAATTTGGAAATAATAGTATATTTACTATAAATGACTACGATGATGATAATAATTATTGGTATAACGCTTGCGTTTTTTCTATAAAAAAAAATGAAACGAATAACGACAATGCATTGATGCAACCGCATCATTTTATTCAATATCCAGACAATGAAAATTTGTCAGCATTGTTAAATAATTTATTAAGGTTTGACATCAAAATATTTTTCTTCGCATGTAATGATCAATATGGAAATAATTATGTAAATGACAATAATGAAAATTTCGTAGATAATAGAATCGTAATCAATAGTTTCTACACTCCACTACATGTTAATGAATCTACTGGAGAAACTTTCAATGGATACACAACAATAACATTTGGAAATGACGCAACTCTTACCGTTGTTGATGATATAAATAGCTATTATTATAATATAAAAATAAAATAATAACTGAAAATATAAAATGATTTATATTTCACATCAACTAAAAGCTATATATATTCATATTCCAAAATGCGGCGGCTGCTATGTAAGGGATATTTTAATTAACTGTTACGGATTTCAAAATATTTGTAATAAAGATAAAAGAAGAGATTATGATAAATTTTTTGATTACCCAGAACAAATTACTGAAGAAGATAATAGTGTAGACAGCATAAGAATATTTGGTATATTAAGATATTACTTAGACAATCCGCATTTAGATAAACAAAGAGTTGATGCTTTTAAACAATATTACATTTTTTCTTTTATAAGAAATCCATACGATAAAATAGTTTCTGGATTTTTATACGTTCAACAGTTTGTTTGCAGTAAATATCATAAAAAAGAAAGTGAAAAAAATACTATTTCAATGGAAACATTATTAGACGAAGACACTGAATTTTGTGAACTACACAATATACCAACCCCCGTTGATCTTCAAGAATTTGAAAGTGACATTGTAGAAGCTAACGACAGTGATGAATTACGCAATATTCTTAATGACACTAAAAATATAACTCACGAAGAAATGAAAAGCCCAAAATTTAAAGCAGATGTAAAAAAAGATAGAGGGGGGTATTTGGAGAAAATAAAGGATAATCCTGAATATTATAAAAATTTTATTACCTATGTTAAAAATCGTGAAAATATTTGCAACTTGTCTTATTTTCATTCATTTGTTACTCAAAAACAACATTTATTAAACTATGACGATAAAATTAATATTCATTATATTGGAACGACCGAAAATTTAGATAATGATCTATTAAATATATTAGCACAATTAGGAGTTGCTGAATTTAAACACATGGATTATATATACGATAATATAAAAATAAATCAATCAAAAAAAAAAAACAACACTATTGACTATTATGACGAAGAAACATTTATTATTGTGAATGAATTAATGAACGATGATTTTGAAACTTTTAAATATAAAAAATATTCAAATTATTCTGAATTCTGCAGTGAATTTAAAAAAGATAAGGACGAAATTAAACAAAAAAATAATATTTCATTAACAAATATTTATAAGGAATTTAAGATTTTGAATTCAAATAACGAAGAAATTGTAAAAATTGAAGCAGAGATTAATGATTATTTTAGTAAAATTTTTAGAAATTTAGAATTAATGTTGAGAATTAGTGAAAATAATATTTTTTTTCACGATTCCAAAAATGTTATCTTAAAATTATTTAATAAAAAAAAGGAACTTATGACTGTTTCTAAAAAAATAGATTCTGGTAATGAATTGGAAAATAAAATGATAAAAGGAAATGATTCTATGAAAAAAATTAAGAATAAATGCAATATTTGTGAATTTTTTTCTTACCAAGATTACGCCATGGAATGTCATAAAAGAAGTGAATAAGTATAAGGTTTAATAATAATATATTGTTAAATTATATATTATGTCGGACACTGGTTTTAAATATAAAAGTACAGATATTGTCAATATATTTGCAAAAGATGTTTCATCCAATGTAGTAACGATTAATAATTATTATACAAACGACGAAGTGACTAAAATTTTAAATAATTTTGAAGTATATTCCAACTCTGGGGATGGAATTCCTATTAAAATAAATAGTATAGGATATTCTATTAAAAATATTGATATAACTAATTATTATTATCCTATATATAAAATACTTTCTGGAAGTGTTTCTTCGACCACTATAGAGATTCCTAGTTGGTGCAATAATATAGCATTTATTATTCAATCTGCTGGGGGTTTGAGAGGATCGGCTTTAACTTTTCTGGGTGGTCCCGGAACATTTATTCGTTATGCTTGGAAGACCAACGTGAATAAAGCAACTTATGCGGTGTCAGTACACCAACGAGTGAACTATACAAATCGTTATGGCCACGCGCCCCCAAGCGCCAATGAATTTATTATTAAAACTGGTATAGTAAATTTTTCGTTGAAATATGGAATTCGGTATAGTGTTTACTCAAAATATACAACTTATGTGGGAGGATCGGGGCAGGGCGGAACGTGTTATTTTGGAAATTACTCAATTACTAATGCGGTTGCAGCTAACTTTGGCCGCGCGACTGCCATGACTTATTCTAGCGATATAAGTTCAAGATGTGTTCTGCAATTTAATGATAGTAATTCTTCTAATATTATTGTACCCAACGGGGCTCAAGGAGGAAATGCAACAGAGAATGGAATCGGGACAAATGCTTCCAATACTAGCCCTGATGTAATTGTATCAGGAAGTTGTATTTCGGGAAAACCTTATTTTGGAAATCTGACCAAATCTGGGTTTTCCCAAAATAGTGTTCTTAATACAAATGGAACTTATAGTATAAAAACATTGTCAAATGTTTCATTTAATCTACAATCCACTATAGGAGGCAATTTAACTAATTCTGGAGCTCCCTTGAACAACACTAATGCATATTTTATATATTATTTCTTACCATAATTAGATTCCGATTGCATTACACTTTATTATTGTTATTATTACCACATTAATGTGTCCTCTTTATTATCACAATCTATATATTTTTAATTTATTTTTGCAAGCGTCGCTCCTAATAATAATGATACATACATTCTTTTAATGTATCATTATTGATTTTTATTTTAGATTTTTATTTTAGATTTTTATTTTAGATTTGCATTATTGCTTTTATTGGTTTGTATTTATAGGCACAGTTACAACAGGAGCAATCATTCTGGCCTGTAATTGTTCTCTAGACAAATAAGGTTGTTTTAAATTGCTGTTGCAATATCCGAAACCAGGAGTATTGGTATCAAATGTAGACTTGAAAGTGTAAGGAACATTGGTGGAAGGAGTCGTGTTTGTTTGAAAGTGTGACGGTAATCCAAGTTCATTGCACGCCTCATAACTATTCATTTTCATGATTTCATTGGCATTATTGGTTAAGTATTGTCTGTATTGCCAACTGGTAGTAATGTTTTCTTGTTGTCTAATGCGGTCATTGACAACGGCTTCGGGTTGCCAAGATGCAAAATTTCTACCATCCGCCATTATAGGAGGAAAATTAAAATGAATATTATTAGATCCGCTATAACATGTTGCCCAGGACATAGTATATTATGATTGGAGAAAATTATTCATAACCTAACAATTTAAGAATGGCGTTTTTTGTGGCTTTGGAGTTTTCTCCAATTAGACCCTTTGCAAGAGCTATTTCTTTAAGCCTATTTAAAGACATTTTCTTATAGTCAATAGTGTTTTTTTCTCCTGATTCTTCTAAATTAGAAATGTCAATTGTCTTAATAAATTCAAGATCGGAGTTATTATTTTTATTTTCTTGTTGATTATCTTCTGACTCCCCAGAACCATTTTGTTCGGAGCTTACGCTATCATCATCTAATTCTTCAATTTCATCCAACTCGTCAAGGTCTTCAGAGTTGTTGTCCTCCAAGTCATTTGTTGATTGCAACATCTCAGCAAAATTAATTACTTTAACTCCACCACTTGGGTCGTGACTCAACTCAATAACTTCGTGTTCTAAAGACTCGTCATCTGATTCGTCGGCCGATTCGTCGTCAGATTCATCGTCTTCGTCAAGCTCATCATCGTCTGATTCATCATTATCATTTTCACCATCAGAAACAGGAATTAAATTTTCTTCTTCTAAATCTCCAAAGGATTGTTGTTGTTGTTGAGCCATTGGATTAGAAGATATAGGTCCCTGATGTGACATCATTTGCAAACGACCTCGCATAAAATTCATTTCTTCTGCCATAGTAGTAACTAAACCAAACATGGAAGTAATCTTATGATTTTGTTCTTGAAGTCTCTGCGCAAAGAAGAAGCCAACAACACCAACTAGCAATAAA